GCATCCACAGTATCCGTGACCGGAACAGCAGCGATCAGGTTACCGTTGATGTCCTTGAAGACCCGGGTGCGACCACGCGGACTCTGGCCCGTTTCAACGGTGGCTACGTCCTTCCACGTGCCATCGTTACCCCTCATCTGCATGGAAGTGTGATCGAACTTCTCCACCGGAACCTTCTTTTGATCCGGTGTCGGCAACGGGGTGGCCGGTTTCTTCGGAGCCTTTCCGACTGGCTTTGCCGTCGGTGGTTTCGGTTCGCCGTGATTCTTCGGCACAGTCGGCTTCTTCTGTACCGGCGGATTGGGTGTCTTCGGCTTGTCCGGCGTAACATCCACTCCCTTCGGCTTAACCCGGGGAGCTGGCTTATCGTTGTTCTTTTTCTCGGCTACCGGGACGTGACCCCCAATCTTGCCAATGAAGCCAGTTCCACCGTTCTTCCGGCACAGAGCTCGAGCCGCCGGAGTCGACGGGTGCGGGTGGCCCGTGTGGTCGATCATCGCTATCCCTTCCCAAGACGAGCCAGGTTAGCCCTGGTCCGGCGGTCTATCTCATCGTCGAAATCACCGCGTTCTAGCTTGTGCTTGAACTCGGCAGGCGACATCATTACGTAGGTTAAGTAACAGAAGCAATTCGGGTGCGGCTTATCCGGTACATCATCGGGCGGCCACTCTCCATCGCCACCGTGACGAGCATAGACGTTGCACAGATCCGGCACCTTGTGGCTCCCCGAGAGATTCCACTTGACTGCCTTGACTCCGGGTCGCTTGGCTCCCTCAACTTGACGTTCATGGAAGGCGTTATTGATCTCAGTTCGCGCAAGGCGCATAGCCGCATACGACGCACCCCCAGGAGCTTTGGGACTCACGTACTTGTAGACCTCATCGGCAAGCTCTTTTGCGGAGAGCCCGGAGATGAGTCCTTGCCGGATGATCTGGACCACACGGCCGTCATCCAGTGCGCGCTGCCGGTACACCCGACTAGAGAGAGCACGAGCACGACGAGCAGCATCGCTCTTGAGCCCGGATGCCCCGGCGGCTCTGAGACCGCGTACAAGCGTTTCAGCGGCCGCATCCGACAGTGCGGCATACGCAACGCGTTCCAACGTCTCTATGGCGTCCTCAGAGGCTTTCAAGCTGTCACGGATGGCCCGCTCGACCAGTGGATTGATCCGGCCAACCCACATCGCAGTCAAGAGTCCATGGATGGCAGCCAACGTCACGCGCAGTTGAGCAGCCCGCACTTGACCGCCGACACCAACAGGAAGCGAGGCGATCCGTCGTTGAATCGCCTTCGCTGTGGCTTCGAGGATCCGTCGAAGCTCGGCCTCTGTCGCTCCCTGAAGCTTGCGATACGGGCCGAACTCCGGCGGACTAGCTTGCGGCTCCGCCATCGTTAGCGCCGCCCGTTTCCTGGTTCAACTGCGCCGTGCCGAGCTGGGCTTCGTTCCGCTGGGCGAACTCCGCGTCTGCCTCGGTGCCGATGTTGTCGGGGAAGGTGTACCCGAGTTTCGTCGCCTCCTGGCGGTAGTACGCAGTCGTGATGATTCCCCTGTCGAGCATGTCGTTCAGCTCAGCGAAGCGTCCAGCCCGATCGACAGGAACCGCGTCTCCCGTTGCGCAAGCAACGTCTACCCCGGCGAACGTTGTGCTCTCGTAGGCAGGCATCCACATAGTGAGGATGTCATGCCACATCTGCGTCTCGACATCAATCAGCAGTTGATCCTTCTCACCGGCCTTACTGAGCATCGGACCGAGCTGGAGCTGAAGAGCGACACCAGACTGAGCAACCGAGACATCCACGGACCCGACAGCAATTTCCGGTGTCGAGGAGGATTGATACAGCGCCTCCCACAAGCGCTTGTAATGCTCGCCGTACACCTCGGCTATGCCTTGCGCACCACCGATCTTGTCGAATCGATCTCCGTCGTAGTGGACCACACGGCCAGGACCCAGTTGCCATGGCACTGGCTTGTTCGTGTCCGGATCTATCGGGCGACTCGCGTTGGTCGCGTACATGCCGACGCCCTGCAATGCAGCGGCCAGATCCTCGTCGCTGATTGCCTGGTTCACTGCACCCATGATGCGCTCGAGCCCGCGCACCTCGGAAGACCCGAATGGATCGCCCGGCTGCTCGCTGTTCTTCGTGTGGTACACCGGAAGCGCAGTGATCTGCGCGGGGAGGTCAGTTACTGGCGTGATTACCTCATCGGGAGTAGCTGTGTCGTTCTCCCACTTGTCGACCTCGAAGAGACCTTCCTCGACGGTGATTCCGCCGGTCTCCGTCTTCCGGTACGTCAAGCGCCGGATACGGGGATCTCCCGCGTCGTTGGTGGTTGGCTGGATGAGGTGACACCCGATCCGGACCTCCATGTCATCGTCCTCCCAGATCGGGAAGTACATGCCGGGATCGAGAGAGCGCATGCTGATCCGTGATCCCTGCGGCTTGTCCAGATCGCCGGTGATGTGCCAGATCGAGTCGCCCCAGATCAGGTTGTACCGCTTCTTCCCGTTGAACTTGCTCTTGTACCGCTCACGACGCATCAGGTCAGTGATTGCCATCGTGGCAGCGGTGATCACGTCGGAGCCGCCCGGCTTGAGCTGGTCAGGAATCGCTACGACCTGGAAAGCCGCGCCGTAGTAGCGGTTCGTCGCGTCCACGATTGTGCGCGTAGAGGGGATGTAGACCGGCTGGGAGTTCGTCCCGCGCAGGGCCACTTTCAAGATGTCGGGCACGTTCCAGTAGAGCTGCTCGTACAGCGTGTAGGACATCAGTCGCTGCGCGTCCAACTCGCTCGACACGTACGCTGGCTTTTGCCCGAAGTAAGCCGACCCCGTCGTGTAGGGGGTGAAGTCTCCCGACGCCATTCCTCACCTCAGCCATTCATATCTGCGGTAGCAACATACGAGCCGCCGCTACCAAGTCCGGCAGTTCCAAAGTAACCACGGAAGAACCGGCCTAATGCCTCGACTCCGTGGTTGTCTTTGTCGAGGGGATTCTCGGAATCTGACCGCTGTTGGCTTTTCTTTTCGGGCCATCGATAGCCCTCTCTCATCTCCCAGACCAGGGTCTGACAATGAGTCCGATCGATCATAAGACGTGGTCGCCGTTCAGCGTCACCCTCGGGCAGGTGGAGATTCTGGACTTTCATTGCCCGGCGGATATGCGAAAGACGAACTTTCAGTTCTCCGCCGGTGTTACGGGCTGCCGGGATACGCAGTTCACGCTGCATGGTGCGCGTATCGTCTGGCTCTGCCGGATCGGGATAGATCATGCGGCAGACACGCACCAGGCCCGGATACTCCAGCTTGAGGTCATCGCATACTTCTTTGGTGTCCAGCAATTGCCGCCGGAACTCACGAATGACCCTGATATCTCCGAACGGACCGAGTTGGATGAAGAGGATCACGAAGGGATTGGTGAAGCCGTAGTCAACAGCCATGAACAAGGGCCATGCCGGATTGTAGTCGAAGTCACCGAGATGGATGTCTTCGTCAAACTCCTTCATGACGACACCGGTCTTGTCGGTGAACTCCGCTCCGTACTGCCGGGCAAACTCATCCGATGTGAGGTCGCTCTCAGCTTCTAGGATTTCCGGATCCTGCCGACCACCGGGAAAGACGATATCGTTAGTCCATGACGGGCGCTTCCACGATGCCCAGTGCGAGAACCGCTCGCTCTGCCCCCGGTTGTAGAGGTGGTAGAGCAACGACGACTCGGAATTGCCTTCCGGCACACCCGAGAAGACAGCGATCCCGCGTCGGTCAGACAGCGTTGGCCGGATGTACTGACCCCAGGTGTTCCGCTTATGTCGTCCTGCCTCGACCATGAGGACCCAGTCGAGACCATCACCGACCAGTTTGTCCGGATGCTGCGCACTCTTACCGATGACTTCCGCACCGCTCGCTAATGCGATGTGCAACGCGCCAGCATCTGAGTTCTTGACGAAGCGGATTGCGTCTTTGTCTAGTCCGATCCGTCGCAGGGAGTCATAGATGATCCGGAATTCCTTCTCGGCATCTGCGTAGTTCGGGCCAACCACCCAGCCAAGCGACGGTGAGACACCATCGAATCGAGAAGGAGTAAGCAGCCGTGTGGCCATCTCATAGCCACCGAACATCGTCTTGCCCCAGCGCCGACCACACCGCACAACCTTGAAGCGCGTACGGTCCTGGTGCAGATCGCGCTGCCCGGCGTGAGGATAGTAACCCCAGACATCGTTGAATAGCCTGGTCTTGGTCAGCACCGGGGCAGACATCACTCCATCCCGGCAGTGTTGAACGCGCCCTCGAGCTCCGGTGACTGCACCCCGTCACCCGGGTCTGCCGGATCGATCGCGTAGACCTGGTGCATTCGCTCGATGCCAGTCGGAACGTGCGGAGAAGGCTGCACCAGACCCGGCACTCCGCCGAACTCCGAAGCGATCGCGTCGTCGTACGAGTACGGATTCTGCATCACGTCGGTGCTCGTGTAAACCTTCTGCGGCTCCGCGTGATCCAGCCGAGGATTCAGCCCGTACTGTGGGCCAACCGGTTCACTCACTTCTTCTTCCTCGCCTTCTTTCGTCGGCCAGCCGCTGCCTTCGCAGCCATTCCAGCCTTGCCGTACTTCTTCCGGCCGATCGATGCCGCGAGAGCCTTCGGATTACGAGCGCCCTTCGCAGCCAACTTCTTTGTCAGCTTCTTGAAACCGATCTTCGCCATCGTTACCTCCGACGACGACGAGCGGTGCTGACCCGAGCGCCTCGCCAATCACCCTTCCGGGTCTTCAGGTTGTGCGCCCACTTCTTGGCGGCCTTCGGAACGACTGCCCACATGAAGCGGCGCTGACGCTCCGACTTGAACTTACCCCCGCCGTGGACCCTCTGTCTGCTCGGCATGTTGGACCTCCATCAGTGCCGCCCGGAGTTGTTCCTCAGCGACGACCAAATCGGCTGGCGTCAAGACACCCCGGTTGATCAATGCTATACGCAATACCGGATCATTGCCCGGCGACACGATTTGAGGGCCCTCAGAGCCACGCTGAGCCCCTGAACCACGCTGGCGGGGGTCACGGTCACCCCGGCGTTTGAGAAACGCTGTGGCTCCGTCCTGGCCCGAGTTGAACGGATGCTTGGGTGCGTTCTCTCGGTGCCAGGCGAACGCCTGCCCGCACGTCTCGCACCGGTCATCGTCACTCGGCATCGGAAGCGTCATCTTCCTCGTCCTCCACGATCTCGCCTTCGAGGATCACCGGCTCGTCCTGCGGGAGGCCATCGTCCAGCACAATCGCAGCAGCGAGAGCCTGGCGAGTACGGTCAGTGGCGTCGATCTCGACCAAAGCCGTTGCCTTGCCCTTCACGTGCTCGATGATGAACTTGCACGCGTCTATCTTGTCGCGAGCCGAGACAATCGGGCGGCCCTTGTCGTCCACCTCTTCGCTCTTGATCAGCTTGATCATGGTCCGGACAGCGAAGGCGACGTTAGCGCCGAGAAGGCCGTTCGTGTGGTCGACTAGACGCTTACGCGCCTCGCGGATCACCTCGGGGGTAATCCAGCCTGGTGCACGACCACCGAACTTGCCGCTCTTGTTCCGAGGCTTGCCGTGGGCCAGCTCCTCAAGATCCCACTCCTCGACTGGCTTGAAGTGCGGAGAGACCTCAGCGTATAGCTTCATGTCCTCCTCGCGGTTCGCTCCCCGACGAAGTCGGTTCCGAATCTGTCGAGGATTCCGAGACAACTTGCTGGCATCCTTCGGCCGACCACCGGTGTAGTTGGCTTTAAGCGCCGCCTCCGACTTAATCTTGGTAGGCACCCGACTCTCCCTGCTAGAAAAGGCGGTCCCCGAGGCCGCCATTCCAGTATAACCCGGCTGAGATATTGAGTTTACCCCAGCGTACGCTCAGGCCGTTCGTCGTCGGTTACCTGAGGGATGTCATCTGGACCAGGGCCCAATCGGTCCGGGCGCAGTTCTTCGGCGCGCTGCCATTCTGCATCCTCGACAAAGGTCTGGGGACGGACCACACCTCCGCCGTTCACCAGCCGGACGATGTCCTCTGCGATCTTCGGGGACGTGATGAAGCCGATGGGCAGATCGTCGTCGCTGGGTGTGCCGTTAGGATCGACCACGAGATAGAGATTGTGCTTGTTGCGCCGTCCCTGCCGGATCTTGTTCATTCTCCACCGGCCTTGATGAAGAACGAGGCGGTCTCAAGCAGGCCGACAGCCGCCCAGCCAGCGATCCCACTATTGCGGAAGAGTGAGATGTGAGCGTGCTCGATCTCGCCATCGGAGTCCATGGTCTGCGTAGCCGCCACGACCACGAAGTCCCCGAGCATGTCGCCATCTGTGAGCACGCCACTCAACTTAGCAACGCGCTCGATCGCAGCCGTCAGATTGTCATCCGCTGCAATCTGTTCCTCCGTGCGGCTCATGCCAGCGCCGAGTCTCGTAGCCATTGAGCCACGTCGATCACGTAGCCACGCTCGAGCCGGATCTGCCGAACGAGGTACAGCGCGGGGGTGCCCCAGCCATGCTGGCGACCGAAGAAGTTGGTCCGCACGCCACGACCCATCCCGGCTCGCTTCGGCCGGTACGACGTGAACAGGGCTCGGACACCGTAGCGCCGTGTGGTCAGGCGCACCCAACGAAGGAACACGATCAGACGGAACATGACTCTCCAATGTCGAGGATTCCCCATCAGGGGCGGGAGGTTGGACCCAGCCTTCACCACGTGTCAGGCCGCGACGCTTGGCACGGTGCATGGACTTGGAAACTCCCGCCCCAGGGGACAACCGAAGGCCGGGTATCGATGCGGGGGCACAGACACCGCCGGTCAGGGCTGCCCATTGACCATATCATCTAGTCCGTGGAGCCGTTACTTGTTGCGCTTGCGCCGGACCGGTCGCTGGCCGGGCTTCGGCGTAGACATGACTACTGGCTTCGGAGCCTGCCACGAGAACGTAGTGTCCACGGAAAGCACCGGGTAGGGGTGCTCCGCGACCGTGGCGTTATAGAGAATAGCGAGGTCATCCGTCATGAGGTATATGATGAGCAAAAAGGCGGAGCCCGGCAAAGAGACCCCGCCTTTGCTATCAGCCAGCAATTCGGTTGATGAATTCCTCGCCCTTTTCCTGGCCCTCTTCGATAACCCCGATTACGTTTTCCACGTCGGCGCTTATCGCCGCAGCCATGTTGTGCGCTGCTTCGAGAAGCGTTGAATACTCCTCCAACGTGGTGCTCGTAACTCGGCCCTTGGCCTCATCGATGATGTCTCGTGCCTCTCCGATTGGTCGAAGAGCCTCGATCAAATCATCTTGCATACGGCGGAGTGCGGCTATTGCAGCCGCACCCCTCTCTGCCGCAGTGTGAAACTTGCCGACGAATTCGGACATCAGGCCATCAGGTTACCGATGAACTGCTCGCCCTTCTCCATGGCAGAAGCACAGTTGGTCGAGGCTTCATCGCAGGCCTGGCCGACCACACCGCACTCACCCTGCATCTCGTCGAACTTGGGTGCGCTCGGCGTCAGGTCGTCGTCGATTGCCTTCTGGAGGATCCCGAGCATGTCCCCCAGCGTTGCACTGCTGCCGATCTGCTCCATGGTCATTGCAACCAGGTCTCGCGCCTGGATGACCTCGCCGAGGGCATTGCCGTACCGGTTCTTGGTCTCGATCAGCTGCGCCACGACCGTGTACATCTCGTCCTTGACCTGTCCCAGCGCGCCGATCGCCTCCCCAGCCTTGACGTTCGCCTCGTTGATCTGGCGAATCATGTCCTCTACGGTTGCCATTCCCCTGCTCCCTAGATGATGTCCCTCGACGTATGAGGGCTTGAGCTTCGGTTCTTCTTCTCTGTTCTGCTGATTCTTGTTCGGGAACCAGAAGTCCTTGTTGTCAGGATCTATCGGCTCCCTGCCGATCGGCCCGCTCACAGCATGTCCATCGGTGAGCCCTTGCGCCACATCTTGACGTCTTTCCGAGTCCACGGAATGATGAGGAATGTGTAGGCCTCGGTCAGGACGTTCTGCAATTCCACCCGTGTGCCGACGTATCCACCCTTACCGTCATACTGAGCACGGACACTGGTGACTTTGTACGTCGTTCCTTTGACGTACACGTGGTAACCCGTCCGTAGTTCTTCCGTGGACCAGAAGTCCTTGGTGCTGGGAAGAGTAGCCGGTGCTCCCGACTCCGGTACGAAGGCCACACCCTGTGGCGAGATGTGCGACTGCGGACGGTTCTTCTTGCGCTCCTCCTTTTCCCTCGCCTTGTTCAGCGCACGAGCCCTCCGGTTCTGGCAGTCCCAGCACTGACACGTAGCCTGATCGTGTCCGGCAGCCTTCGCGATGACTATCGGAAGAGCCACCACAGCACCCAGGACGACAACAAGGCCGAGCGCCAAGTAGCCAATGATCTCAAGTGCCCACATCAGTCATTGCCCCCTTCCGTCATCCACCATATCGGACTCACGAAAGCCCCGCCAGGCACATTCACCAGACGGGGCTTTACGCGTTACTGCTTGACCCACCCCCGGCATCCCGTGGTCTGAAAGACCTGGCCCTTCTTGACCACCGCGCGCTGGGGCTGGTCCTCCTT